ACGATTACAGAATTATCAAAGAGATTTCCCGGAGTAGGATTGAGTGGTGTTCCGCAAATCCAACTGCGGACTTTTTGTTCACGCAGACCGTTATAATGAATAAACTCAAAGCGATCATCCATATGAGCATTAATCTGCTCTTCAATTTCCTGTTTTTGTGCAGGTTCAAGAGTATCAAAGTTTACCGGACTGCTCGGATCTGCTACCCAAAATTTAGCTTGTTTACGTTTTGCCCATTTCTTCTGTAAATATTCGGGGGAAAGGCCATAGACGGATGTAAGAAACGCAAATTCAGAAGAACTGTCATCTAAACCAGTTTCTGATGTTGAGGGAATGGTTACTTGTTCCCAATGATTGTCCTTCTTGAAAGCATAATAGCCACAGAGAGAAAGTTCCTTGTGGTAGTTGCCGGAAAGAGTAGCAGGTGTCATAACAAAAATTTTACGAGAACCGCCATAACGCAGTCCCTCCATTGCTGCAATACTCGTACAGGTCTTTCCAGAACCTAGGCCGTGATATACAAGAATACCGCGATAAGGAGAACCACGCTGCATGTAGTCACGTACAAATTCCTGATACGCAAAGTTCTTGATAGTAGATGCAGAAATCTTACTCATTTCTTGGCAGGCATCTCCTACTGGATTAGCAAGAGGTTTACTTAAGATATATGTTTTATAGGTTTCAATAATAAATTCGTGAATTCCACGGCGATTAATTGGCATGAAAATATTATTGGTTGGATGAACCTTAATGGGGTCAGTAGATAACTTGCTAGTAACTGCTTCAGATATCTGTCTAAATTTTTCATTTTGGTCTGCTGGCAACTCTGAAGACTTGAAGCCAAGATTTTCCGCACCAGCTTCACCTACTGATTCGGCTTGACCAGCAAAGAAATTGGCACTTTCCCCAACAGCAGGAGGAGGGGGAGGCGGAGCATATGCTTTGAATACTTTAACAGAAGGCGGCGGCTCTTCCGAAGGAGCGGGACGTGAACCCAGTAGACCTCCGAAAAAATCAGCAGAAGCAGGAGCAGCAGGAGCCGCTTCACTAGAAGGAGCTTCTAATACAAGTTCAACTGACTTTATAGACCGTCCTCCATCCACTTGTTTATCTGCTGGCTTTTTAATACTTTTTGCTAACTTCTGGGCCTCTAGCAGTGCCTTATCTGCCATTACTGTAGGTGGATTAGGAACAACAGGAAGTTCCTTTGTAATTTGAATTGGAATCTTTGATACTTGAATACCTCCCTTATATCCGGAAGGCGGTGGACCACTTCCTTTTTTTGGAGGAAGACCAGACTTAGCAGGAGCAGGAGGAGCAGGAGCTGTGGGCAATTTTCCCACTGGTGCTTCAGAAGCCATTCTAAATACTCAACCTATTTTAAGATTGTAAAACACCCTCACCGAAACTAACAAAGAACACCCACAGAAACAAGGGCAAGCCGACTTGCTTCCTGCTCAGCCTCCAATTTCTTACGACTAATAGCCGATGCTAAAAGCGTCCTATTTGGCAAATAGACACCAATAGTGTAAATCCGGTCATGTTGTGGACCTTCAACATGAATCTCCTCATATGTCGGTGGTGTATGATACTGTGACTGAAAATACTTAAGAAGTTGGTCCTTATAATTATGATTTTCCGAGATAACCTTCGCAAAATTCACATACTGGTGAAGAATACTGATAATCCAATTATAGCACACTTCAAACGCCGCACCCTTTCCAGCAACAATCTCCGTATTTCGATACAATGCTCCTATCCACGCCTCCACCATTGAACCCAGCAATCGAAGATTCTCTCGTCCCTTACAGATTGAATCCACATGGCGACTCATAATCAACCATTCCGCCATACCCATTTTCTGTGCTAGAATACCAAGATGGTCGTTATTGACCAAATTTCCGCGTAGTGTAGTCAAAAATCCTTCCCCTTCTCCATCATACCGGTCCTGTGAATATATCGCAACAACGCAATTCAAAACTGAATCACCAACAAATTCTAATTCTTCATTGTGTGCTTTCTGCAGGGGCAAACAATCAGGAGGCTTGTCAGAGAGTTGAATAATTTCACCATTTGGACCAGGTGTCCCAGCGGGCTTCTCAACATATGATTTATGTACACAAGCCCGACGAAAAAGGTCAAAATCTAGATTATGAGTAAGAGTTACACCTGGCCGCTGTAGAAAATGTAAAATATCAGCATTTGAAATTACTTTATTATTTGGATTCCACGGCGTTATGATTTTCACAACGGCGTTGACTGCAGAATGCTGAGTATGTTTATTTGAATGAGAAGAAGCCATTATATAATATTTAGCTATTTACTTTTAAGTCTATTTACCTGGCGAATGTACTGCTAGATGAGGCTGTGTCCCTGCTTCCGGTAAAGTTTTCTTATTAACCATGAAAGGATTCTGCTGGACCTCTTGTTCAGTATATCCAGGTACAGGCATATCAGAACTGCTTGTTTCAGTTGAACCTATCCAATCATTTTGGTCAAATGTGGGAGCAAACATACGTTCAAGGCCAGGTGTCCATTTAGCAAAACTATCATAGTGATAGAAGTGGTCGCCCTCATAATCTAGCACACCCGTTTTATCAAAATAGGGATCTTGCATTCCACTGACCTCCATCTTTGGTTGAATCTTAGGCCGGCCAGTAGCCATTCCATTCTCCAAAGCGTAGGCTACAGAAGGGACTTGCTCATCAGCAAATTGGGCATCCTCCTTCTTTCTCTTGGGTATCAGCTTGGTTACCTGAAATTCGCCGCCTTTTACCTTTTCAACTACCGGGTCCCAATCCGCATCAGACTCATAGAGTTTTTTAACAAGCACCTGAACATCATCCGTATCATGCTCCAGTAAGTCCTCGGTTTTCTTAGGGGAATACTGCTGGAGAATTGCCTGTTCCCGCTCATCTATGTCCTGTAAGTCTTGAGGAGCCATATTATCACCAGCAATAGAATTGAAAAATGGTTCTGTAACTGTCGCTGTAAATCCTTCTACAAGACGACGCCCTGACATATCCTGTTCATTTGTGGCACGATGCTCACTATTAAAAGGAAGTTGCGACCAGTCAAACTGACGCTGTGCTGTTAAGGCATTCACAGTTGTACGCTCCAACTCATTACGTGATTCTTTTTCAATCTGAAACACACGAGAATATTCATAATCATCTAACTTCTTAATTGGTGTCAGAGCATATGTCTGCTCATCTTCTGTCAAGACTTCCGCATCTTTAGGAACAGAATGTGCTAGAAGCGATTCATCACGAGAAGGAGAAACAAAAGAACATTCAATTCCAGTTGATGCCAGATACTTATAATATTGCATGTATGAATCTAGACTTGTGAAAAGTTTTCCTCCAGGCTCTGACGTAATTAAACCGGCTGAAGTATATTTGGCTCTGCTAGGACACATCGCTCTAGCATCAGATTCCTGTGAAGCCGATGTAGACCTAGTTGTAAATTGAACACCTACGATAAGAAGTATACCAATACACAAAAGAAGTATTAGAATAAAAAATATATCTCCTGTCATCTGTTCCCTGTTTTAACAGGGTAAATTTTCTCTAAAGAATATAGAGATGCCTCAGACTAAAAAGAAGTCATCAATTGAAAATCGTTTTAGTCGTACTCGGAAAATTGTGAATGCAATACGCAAGGGTTTCAAGGGTATCAAATCCATCCCGCAGAGAAACACAAATGCCTCCAATCTAGTTATCAAGCATAGTGATGATGTGTCTAAAATGGACAATCTTCTTAGGTCACCGCAAGTTACATTTGTTTTAATAAAGGCCAGTTGGTGTGGTCACTGCAAGAACTATGAACCGAAGTGGGATAATCTGACAAAGACAGCAGGGAGAAACGCCAATATGGTTAAGATTCCTGTTGAACTTCAGAAAAACAGTCAGGTTCTTAAGAATGTCCCCCTAGATGGTGTTCCGACAGTGCTAGAAGTTCGTAATGGTGTAGTCAGAGCAGTAGATCTTGAACAAGCAAATGATATGGATGTTATGCAGCAGGAAGTAACACGTCCTAGCAATGTATCTGTAAACCAGCCCGCTGTCGCAAATGCTATTGTAAATGAAAATCCTACCATTGTTGAGGAGGAGGCCGCAGAGAATGAACCGACAGCTGTAACCGCGACACCTGAAATGGTACAATTGGTGAACAAAGTAGATACAAATCCGCGTGACCTGGGCGAGACAGATGGTTCTAGGGCAAACGACCAAGCCGCTTTGGATTTAGCAGTTCCTGTTACTAATGCTCCTCCTTCCGATGAACCAATCGCGTCTATCAATTTAGCCGAGCCTTCTGCTCCCAGTTCAGTCCCAGCACCTATTCCCGCACCTATCCCCGCACCTATTCCCGCTCCTGCTCCATCCGCCCCATTACTTATGCCGTCGGCTTCTAATGAGCCAACTGCTCCTGTAGAAACATCAGTAGTTCCTCCTATGAATACAGCAACACCCGCCAATCAACCCATCCTTCCCGCAACTACAAATACAACAGGAACAGTTGAGAATATTTCAAAGAAGCCCGTAGTAGACCTCTCCGCCCCGGAGCCTGTTGCTGAATTATTCAACGAGAAGGCCGAGGATTCCGAGAATCTGATTAATGAAGTTCAAGCAGAAGCTGCGACTGAAGGCAAAAAGAATGAAGTTAAACAAAGAGGTGGAGCCAAGCGTACCCGCAAGGTCAAGGGTAAGCTCTTACAGTTCCTCAAGGCACTCACACGGAAGGCCCGTAAAATTTGAAACAATTGTTTCAACACTAAAACAGTAGAGAAAATGGCTGATAATGACACTATCGTTTTCCAAGCACTTGAATTTATTGGAAAAGACCATTTTGTAGAAAAGGAAGAGAAGGGAAAAACCTTCAGAGACAATACTGGATATGTTGTTCAAATCTTTGGAATGACATCTGCAGGAAAGACTGTCTGTGCTAGTATCACAGGATTCCACCCCTATTTCTTTGTAGGAATACCGGAAGGTTCCAACTCATCATTTGTAAATAAACTCAAAGCCGCAATTCTTGAAAATGAAAAAATTCCCAAAAGCAAGCGTAATCAAGTTATTATTGATGAGGAGGAATACAAAGTCCTCTATGACTTTAACAATCATACAAAAATCCCCGTTCTAAAACTCAGTGCTCCCAACAAGAGCCTTTTCACGAAACTCAAGAATATCTTTCTAGACAAAGACTCAAACTTTCTTCCTAATCCTGTAGACCCAAAAAAGCCACCCCTCAAGGTCTATGAGGCAAATATTGACCCAATGCTCCGACTTTTCCATGCTCGAGATATTAGCCCAAGTGGCTGGATTCAAGTAACAGATTCGGAGCCCAATGATGAAGGCTTGGAAAGAGCAGACATAAATATCCGAGCAACTGTAGCAGATATTGAACCCAAGCCTATTCTTGAGGCAGCTCCCTTCAAAATCATTAGTTGGGATATTGAGTGTATGTCCAGTCACGGTGACTTTCCGGTAGCCAAGAAGAACTACAGAAAAGTTGCTCGTGAAATCATTGAGGGAAAGTGGCATAATCCAGCAGAGGAAATCATTCCCGAGTTAGAGACTGCTCTAACAGGAACATCGGCCCCCCATCTTTCATTCATTGAACTTAAGAAGCCGCCTTCAAAGCCAGTTCCTCTAGCAGTAATCAAGCAGAAAATGCCCGATATTCTTGCTATTCTAAAGGACACCACAAGCAAGAATGAAAAGAAGATTGATGAACTGACCACTATTCTTAATCGAAACCTTCCGCCTATTGCAGGCGACCGAGCCATCCAAATTGGCATGGTTATGTGGATTAATGGAAAACCAGCAGAGAAATTGATTTACACACTCGGCTCCTGTGACCCAGTTCTACACGCCGAGGATGAAGATACCTCGGTACCAATTCATACATTTGCGTTTGCAGACCAAGGAGACGCCGGAGAACAGGCAATGTTCACTGCTTGGATTTCAAAATTGGGTGATATTAATCCCGATATCTTAATTGGTTATAACGTCTTTGGTTTTGACGAGAAGTACTGCTGGGAACGCTTAGATGAACTAGGACTTATTAATTCGGAGAAGCACTTGGACCCCCGTTTGGCCCAGCATATTAGTCGCATTAAGACACAGGAAGTCAGTCTCAAAGAACAGCGTTTGAGTAGTGGTGCGATGGGTGATAACTTCTTCTACATCATGGAAATGCCCGGCCGCCTGCAGATTGACTTGCTTCCCTACATTCGCAGGAATTTCAATCTACAATCCTATTCACTTGATTCAGTGTCTTCACATTTTATGGCAGGAGCTCTCAAAGGTCAACTGCTAGAACCCACGAAAGGCACAATCAAAATCTCAACAAAATCCACAAAGGGGCTGCGTGTAGGACGCTACGTGGTTATTCTTGATGCTGAGAACGACAAGTTAAGCAATAAGATGGAGGTTCTAGCAATGAGTGATAAGGAGATAACAGTTAGGTCCACTCAGCCTCTAGCAGAAATTCTTGAGAATGGCCGGCCTGAATTCTGGTGTATGGTGAAAGACGACGTTTCACCGCAGGATATCTTCCGCCTTCAGAAGGGCAATTCAAAGGACCGCTCAATCGTAGCCAAGTACTGCTTACAGGATTGTGATTTGGTTATGGACCTCTTTAATAAGCTAGAGGCTCTTCGTAACGCTCAAGCCATGGCGGATGTCTGTTGTGTTCCGACAGGCTACATTTATATGCGTGGACAGGGCATCAAGATTGAGTCGCTTATCTTCAAGGAGTGTATGAAGGAGGGTCAGCTTATTGAGGTCTTGCCATCGCAGGGATTTCCCGATGCCGAGGATCTTCTAGCACCCGATAATGACTCGGAAGAAGAAGAGGAAGTGGAGGATGGCTATGAAGGTGCGATTGTCTTGGAACCGAAGACAGGTATTTACTTGGATGACCCGATTGCAACATTGGACTTTGCTTCTCTTTATCCCAGCACAATTATCTCGGAGAATCTGAGTCATGACACGCTGATTTGGGTAAAGGATACCGACCTTGAGGGCAATACAACTCTGCGTGAAGGAAGCGATACATATGATAATCTGCCAGGATACAAGTATGTTGATGTAGAATATGACATTCTGCGACCCGAACCCGGTGACAATCGTAAGAATCCCACTAAGGTAAAGGCTGGCACACGCATTTCCCGCTATGTTCAGTTTCCAAATAACGAGAAGGGAACGATTCCTAAGATTCTCCAGAAGTTGCTGAAGGCCCGTAAGACAACCAGAAAACTGATTGAAACGGAAATAGATGATTTCAAGAAGGGACTGCTGGATTGCCAGCAGAATGCCTATAAGATTACGGCGAACTCATTGTATGGTCAGTTGGGCTCAAAGACATTCAAGATTCGCCGTGTTTGCCTGGCTGCTTCAACAACTGCTTATGGCCGCAAGCAGTTGATGTACGCGAAAGCAGTTGTAGAAGACTGCTATTCGGGAAAGAAGGATAAACGCTGTGATGCAACCTATGTGTATGGTGATACAGATTCAGTCTTTATCAACTTCCGTGTTCGCGACCCGGTCACAGGCAAGCCTATCAAGGGCCGAGACGCCCTGCCTCTTGTTAAGGAGTTGGCAATTGAAGCAGGAAAATTGTGTACATCGTCACTGAAGGCTCCGCATGACTTTGAGTATGATAAAATTATGTGGCCTTTCTGCTTGCTATCCAAGAAGCGATATGTGGGCAACAAGTATGAGGATGACTTGGACAAGCCGGTAATGACTAGCATGGGGATTGTTATGAAGCGTCGCGACAACGCCCCCATTGTAAAAGTAATTTATGGTGGTATCATTGACCGAATTCTACAGAAGCATGACGTTATTGGAGCATTTGAATATACAAAGGTTCTAGCAAAGGAACTTATTGCTGGAAAGTTTGGAATGACTAAACTAACGATAACAAAATCGTTACGTGCGGAGTATGCTAATCCTGAGAGAATTGCTCATAAAGTCCTAGCAGACCGAATTGCTGCTCGTGACCCGGGAAATGCCCCGACATCTTCACAGCGTATTGGCTATGTCTATATCGCAACACCGAAGGGGCAGCCGGAACCAACACTGCAGGGAGACAAGATTGAGACACCAGCGTTTATTGTGGCAAATAAACTAACACCGGATTATTCATATTATATTGAGCGTCAGATTTCCAAGCCGGTTGCACAGGTGTTTGCCCTAGTCTTAGAGTCGCTACCGGGTTTTAAGAAGACTATGATTCCTCCGGGTCTGACAGACGAAAAGTTGGTGGTAAAGCGACAGAAGATTGCTGAACAACTATTGTTCGGAGAAATCTTGTCAAATTGGAAGAATAAACAGACAGGGCAAACAGATATTCGGTCTATGCTATTTCCGAAGGCGAAGTAACTTTCTTGTACGGTGACGAAACTCAATTCCTCCATTGTTTTTCCCATTTTCATTACCATTTTCATTATTTTTAACTTCGGGGGCTTCCACTGCTAGTCTTGGAGGAGGATTTTCATTTTCATTTTCTGAATTGTTTGCTTCACCTGCTTCGTTAGCCATGGCTTTTAGATTAGGACTTGTTTTACTACGCTCAATCATTCCGGGTAAGGCTGCTCCAATCGCACCCATAGCACCAAAACCTCCACCACCGCCACCTCCACCACCTCCACCACCTCCGACGGGACCAGGAAAAAAACCAAAAGGTTGAGGAGGTGCAGGAGCAACTGGAGCAAAATGAAAGGGAGGCATTTCACCTCTAGGTAAATTTAGAAGAGGTCTTTCTGTTGGTCTACCTCTTGGTTCAAACAAACCAGACCGATTTCTTTCTCTATTTCTTTCTCTATTTCTAAAAAGATTCCGCGCTGTTTTATTTTTTCTATTTCTGCTTCTGCTTCTGCTTCTGCTTCTGCTTCTATTTCTATCAGGTCTTCTGTTCCCCATCCTACTTACCGTCTAGATTTCCGGCTCTTGCGTGTCTTCCGGCTCTTGCGTCTGCGGGAACGAGAATTGTTATTTCCACCCATGCCATTATTGTTTCCACCCATACCCATTCCGGCAAAAGCACTTGCCAATTCTTGGCTGTTTGACTGTACTTCTATTACGCCTGCCTGCTCTCCTCCCCATCCAGCAACAGGGCCACCACCTCCACCTCCACCTCCACCTCCACCCCCACCACCT